AAGCATTACCCTTTTTGCCTTTTTTCTATGAAAAAATTGGGAGGCAAAACAGGAAAAAAAACCTTCCTGCCGCCGTAACCACGCAGGAGCCGATGTTAGCCGACAGGCTGATTGTGGTGCAGCAGCTTCCCGTCATCAAGGAACAGCTGCACAGCATCAAGGCTCAGGCACAGGCGTCTGTGGCGGAAGCGCTGGCGCTGGTTTGCACGGAAGAAACGCTCAAGGTCGTAAAGGAGCAGCGGGCGAAGCTGAATCGCGACCGCAAAGATCTGGATGCCCGGCGCATGGTTGTGAAAAATCAAATCATGCAGCCGTTTGAGGATTTCGACAAGGTTTACAAGGAGTGCGTCACCGATGTCTATGGCCCTGCGGATGAAGCGCTGAAAGGCAAAATCACGGATGTGGAAGCCGGCTTGAAAGCTGACAAGGAGAAAAAAGTGGTTGCTTACTTCGACGAGCTGGTCAAGGCAAACGGGGTCGAGTGGGTCAGCTATGAGGACATCGGTATCGCTGTTACCATGACGGCGAGCCTGAAATCCTTGAAGAGCAAGGTCAAGGAATACGTTGACCGCGTGGTGGCTGATGTGAACTGCATCAATGGCATGGAGAATGCCCCGGAAGTTATGGCAGAGTACAAGCAGTGCCGCAATCTGGCCGTTGCGATTAACAGCGTGAGCCAGCGCAAAGACCGTGTGGCCCGCGAGGAAGCTGAACGGAAACAACGCCTTGAAGCCCAGCTTCGCGCGCAGGAAGCAGAGTCGGCGGTGCTGGATGCGGTGGAAGAAGAACTGGCAGCGCCGCAGGTCATGGGTACCGAGCCTCCGGTTATGGATGAGCAGGAGGCCGAAGAAACCCAGCAGGAGAGCAAAGAACAGATCATGACGGCCAAATTTGCTTTCATGGGCCGCACGTTCCAGTGCCACGGTACATTGACCCAGCTCCGGGAGCTGAAGTCTTTCGTAAATGAAAAAATCGACGAAATCCAGAAGCATATGGATTTCGTCGGCATCGAGAATGAGGAGGTAAGCGACAATGGCTAAAGCAGTACAGCCGCAGAAGATTCGTTTTTCTCAGGCAATCCAGACTCCGCTTTACAAGAATCTGGTGAACAACACGCTGGGGGACCCGGTTCGTGCAGGGCGCTTTATTGCAAATATCACCTCTGCGGTGGCGGTCAATGCCGAGTTGCAGAAGTGCGACCCCGGCACAATTCTTGCGGGTGCACTTCTGGGCGAAAGCCTGTTCTTACAGCCCTCTCCGCAGTTGGGACAGTTCTACTTGGTGCCGTTCAAATCCAAGGCCAAGTATGACCGTGAGGGGCAGATGATTGAACCGGAGAAGTTCAAGGCTCAGTTTGTGCTGGGCTATAAGGGCTATATCCAGCTTGCCCTGCGCACGGGTCAGTATAAGCGGCTGAACGTCCTTGAAGTAAAGAACGGGGAGCTGAGTGGCTGGGATCCTTTTGAAGAGCGTTTCCATGAAATGCACTTTATCGAGGATTTTGAAAAGCGCATGAGTATGCCGACGATTGGCTACATTGCCCATTTTGAGTATATCAATGGTTTCCAGAAAACGCTGTACTGGACGGCAGACCAGATGATGTCTCATGCGGACAAATATTCCCCGGCATTCAGCGCCGCCGCATATAAGAAGCTGCTGAATGGTGAGATTCCGCAGAATGAGTTGTGGAAGTATTCGAGCTTCTGGTACAAAGACTTCGACGGGATGGCCAAAAAGACCATGCTGCGCCAGTTGATTTCCAAGTGGGGCATTATGACGGCAGAAATGACGATGGCCTATGAAAGAGACGGCCATGTGATGATGCCGGACACCGCGAGCGGAGACCTGTTGCCGGAAGTGACCGATACCCCGGAACTCGGCCAGCAGGATGAGCAGGAACAGCCCAAAATCGAGCGGACGGCCAAAACTATGGACTTGCCGGAGCCGGAAGCAGATGAAGTGAAAGCGGCTGTTGACTTGGCGACACTCTGATGGTCAAGTACAACATTATCAGCACTGGAAGCGACGGCAATGCCACGATTTTGGAAGAATTTGTTCTAATAGACTGCGGCGTTCCATATAAGGCACTGGAGCCGTATGTGCCGAAGCTGAAGTTGGTTCTACTCACCCACATCCACAGTGACCACTTCCAAAAGCGTACCATCAAGCGGCTTGCTGAAGAACGGCCAACACTGCGTTTTGGATGCTGTCGTTGGCTGACACCGCCGCTTTTAGCCGCAGGAGTGCCGGAACGTCAGATTGATGTGCTGGAACCCCGGACCATGTATGGATACGGCCTATGCAATGTGATTCCGTTCATGCTGGTGCATAACGTGCCGAACTGCGGGTACAAGGTGCATTTTCCATCTGGCAAGGCGATTTATGCCACTGACACCAACAACCTGAACGGGGTGCAGGCACTCGGATATGACCTCTATTTGATAGAAGCCAATTACAGAGACGAGGACATTCAGGCCAAAATCGCAGAGAAAAAGGCTGCTGGACAGTATGCCTATGAGATGCAGGTGCTCAAGAATCACCTATCGGAAGCAAAGTGCAATGATTTCTTGGTGAGAAATATGCAGGCGAACAGCGTGTATATTCCTATGCACGTTCATGTTGACAAGGAGAAAACGGATGGTCGTAACGGCGAAAATTGAAAAGCTGGAAGATGGAAAGCTCGTCCTGAAGCCCGATACGGACATCAGCCGCTTTGTGGAGCAGAAACGCCCACGGCGGGTGGAAGTTCGGCTGGATGATGGACGCACGATTTCCGTTGACCAGCGCCGAAAGATTTTTGCCATCATCCGTGACATTTCTTTGTGGTCCGGCCATGAGCCGGAAGAACTTCGGCAGTATTTGGAATGGGATTTCTGCTCCCGCGCTATGCGGGAGTGGTTCTCCCTCTCAGACTGCGACATGACGACAGCACGAGAATTCATTACTTACCTGATTTCGTTTTGTTTCCACTGGGGCGTTCCGACCAAGGATAGTCTGCTGACGCAGACGGACGACATTGGAAAGTACCTGTACCTGTGCCTTGAAAATCGCCGCTGCGCAATTTGCAACCGTCCGGCGGAGGTGCATCACGTTGACCGTATCGGCATGGGTATGGACAGAGAAAAGGTCGTTCACGTTGGCCTGAACGCAATCGCACTTTGCCGAGCACATCACGAGGAAGCGCACCGCCGGGAGAATGCGTTGTTCGCTGAGTACCACATCTATGGAATCAAGCTGGACAAGCACCTGTGCAAAATTCTGAATTTACGAAGCGGAGAGCAGTCAAGTGAAAAACGATAAAAAGAGCGTTCTGCTTTATACGGAATGGGCAGAACCACTGAAGAGCTTACCGCTTGAGGAAAAAGGGCGGATATTCGACGCGATTCTTTCCTATACCGAAAATGGCAGAATGCCAAAATTCGAGAATCCGGCGACGGATATGGCTTTTCGGTGGATTCAGCAAAAATTGGATGAGAACATCCAAAAGTGGGAAGAAACAAGGGCTAAACGTGCTGCGGCAGGAAAGAGCGGCGGAGCGCCAAAAGGTAACTCAAATGCAAAAAAGCAGGAACAACCAAAACAACCAAATGATAGTTTTGATTGTTCGGATACTCAAGAGGACGAACAGCAGGAGACTTCAACTGGCCCGCCCGACGGAAAGCCGGAGTCCTACTGGGTATGGGCTGGATGCGATAAGATGCTCACGCCTTATATGGCCGCAGAATTCCGAGACCTGCGGGAAGCTGGTATAGAGGACGCCTTAGTGGTGGCTGCGCTGAAAGAAGCGATGCGCCATCAAGCAAAGTACCCTTGGGTCTATGCTAAGCGTCTGCTCGACCAAGCAGCAGCACAAAAAATCACAACGCTGGAAGCGTGGGAAAAAGTACATATCACATACAAAGGAAACCGGGTAGACCGGGAAACGCCGAGTGGAAATAGCTTCCTTGGCCTTGATAACAGCTTGGATCGCCTAAAAAGGAGACCTCTTAGAAAGCGGGCGGAGGAAGTTCCACCAGACTAAGGAGGTTTTCTAATGGGAAGCGACGTTCGCCATGTCCGCGGCGAGGCCCAGAAAGAGCTTGTAAAAAAGTTTGAAGTATTTACAAGCAAGGGGCGGTCAAGGTGGCAGGTTTGGAGCGACTGGATTACGATAAGCGCCATTGCCGTGTCCAACGCGACGGACAAAAGCCACTTCGATGAGCGGGAGCAGCAGTACATGACTATTGTGAAAAAGTACACGAAGCAGGAAGTGGACGCATTCGCTGATATGTTCTCGATTCTGGTTATGGCGCTGGAGGACAACTCGGAACAGGATTTCCTTGGCGAGCTGTATATGTGCTTGGGGCTTGGCAGTGACCATGCGGGCCAGTTCTTCACGCCTTACCACCTTTGCGAGTTTATGTCCGCAGTGACGACCCCGGCAGAAGAATTTCAGCAGAAAATCGGAGATAGGGGATGGGTTGCGGTCTGTGACCCGACCTGCGGCGCTGGGGCCTTGCTGGTGGCATTTGCGAACGAATGCAGGAAAAAAGAAATCAATTACCAGACGGATGTGCTGTTTGTAGCACAGGACATTGACTACATCGTGGGCATGATGTGCTATCTGCAAATGAGTCTGCTTGGAATGCCGGGGTATGTTGTTATCGGTGATACGCTTGCAAGCCCGTCTGTGTCTTATGACAAAAGGGGGCTGCTTCCAGTTGACAAAGGGAACGTCTGGTATACGCCGCTGCTCAGGATCCCGGTTTGGCAGTATCGAATCTTTATGGCGCAGATGGAACTGGTCACTCAACCGATAAAGGAAGAGTGTGCTGCAGATGAGCCAAAAACCGAACCACAGAAAGCCCTTGAAGCCACAAAAAAGAGTAAGCAACCAAAAGATACGGAAAAGCCCGAAACCGTTAAAATACCGCCCAAAGAGCCGGAGCAGGAACCGATGTTCTCTGAGGGCAAGGGCGGGCAGTTGAGCTTTTTCTGATAGGAGGACAATATGGATTCCACCACACACACCACAACCACAGTAGAGTTCGTCGATTGGCGGGCCAAGGCAAAAGAGAAGTTGGAGGCAGAGGACAAGATGTTCAAAGGCGGGCGCGCCGCCGCGAGCGTTCAGAGCTATGTGCTGCGGGCACTGCTGAACTTTGCAGATCAGGAGCCGCGCTTCGCTGAGGTCGTTTGTAACACGGAGCGCACGTTCTCTGAATGCTGCGCGGCAGTCGTGCACAATGCGGGAGAGGTTCTGTCTGACCTTGAAGCGTATCGCAAGGCCGTGCAGTTCTACTTCCCCAATGCTGAAATCTCGTTTTCGATGAACATCAATCTTACCGGAACGCCGCCGACGGAAGAAGAGATGCGGGCGCCGGCAACCATTAAACCGGAGAACGCCACCCCGAATATTCCGAAACCGCAGGAGCCGGCAAAGGAAAAGCCCGACCAAAAGAAGCCGAAACCGGAGAAAAAGCCTGCAAAGAAGAAAGAGAAGCAGAGCGAGGATTCGATGCAGCTTTCCTTGGAGGGATGGTTCTGATGATTTTGGGATTCAAGGGATTCAAGCCGGGGCTGGTCGCAACGCTTGGAAACGGAAAATTCCAGTATGTTCCGAACGAGCTGAATGAGACGAAAAAGGCCATGTGCGCCAGCACCGGGTTCCATTATTGCTTAGACCCGTGGGATTGCCTGAATTGGTACACATGGAACGGCAAGAATGAGTTTTGGGCAGTTGCGGCCGGGGGCGATGTTGACGAGGACGGCTACGGAAGCCGGAGCAGCTGTACGAAGCTGGTTCCTCTCCGCAAGCTGACAGCAGAAGAATTTTTGCTGATGCACGCCAACTATGTGTTTGAGCATCCTGCGGAGAAGTTTGAGGACAGCTATAAAGGGCCATTTCATGTCGCATATGGCCGGGATAAGAAGCTGGCCGGAGAACTGGGAGAATGGCTCTGCTTCATCATCCAAGATCAGCAGGAGTCCATCTGCATTGCACAGCCGATTGACGGCGTGAAGATTTTGCCGGGGAAGAACTACACGGCAGAGAGCTTGGAGGCGGCACACAATGAAAAAGGCTGAAGAATTGAAACTTTATGCGCCGGAACCGAAACGGCCAGAGCTGGATGCGGCACTGTGTATGTCAGTTGCCGAGGGGCAGGGCATGGGCCGCTACATCGAGGGAAAGGTGCTGACGGTGGCCGTCTGGGACAAAAAGGAAAAGCCGCTGGTCGTGTGGCGCTTTTTCGGGGATTACTGGACGGGGGAGCTTCGCGGGAACGAGAACCCGACTAAAGGCGAGCTTTCGCCGCGTCAAATTGAGGTCAAGCCCTGCCAGTGCTTGACATGGAGGACCGAAGTGCCGGCCACAAAAGGAGAATCGGAACTCCTGCAGAACTATTTTGATGACTGCAGACCGGGATATCTGATTGGCATTGTAGAAGATGCACTGTCGGCTCATGCCAGGAAGAAGCGCGAAGAGCGCAACGCACGACAGGCGGCTGAGACCAAGAAGCTCTTTGAGAATCTGCCGGAGCCGCCGGAAGATCTCAGTAAACAAGTTTTGAAAGTGTGCAGTGATGCGGGCTTTCTCTGGGTCACCAATGATAAACAGAACGTAATCGAACCCGGCGGCGTTGAGAAGAAAATCTCGATTCAGCGGGCAAGGTGCGATAGCTGCGGTGGTGAATATACGCTGTCGGAACTGCTCAAACACAAGAGCACAGCGACGTGCGAGTGCTGCGGGGAGAAAATGCAGGTTCGCAATACCCGCTATTCGGTCAAAAGGTTATGGGCCGCAAGGACATTCCTTTGGAGCAAGCCGCAGGGGGATGGAGTCTGGATTCGCCGCTATCTGGTGTATTTCGATTTCAGAAATCATCGGGCAGAACCGGAATTTCACGGCCGTGGAATCTGGTGGACGGACGGAAAGACCATCAAGCAGTGGAAACGCGACTGGGGCGAAAAAGCTCAGTATATCATGTGCCAGCGCCCGAAGCTGTCCGCGATGCTGCTGGCCCCCTCTGGTCCGTATCAGCCGTACACGCTGGCATCCCACACTGACCAATTTGAGAGTGATGTTCGGAAAGTGTTGAAATCTGAATGGATGTACCAGTACGATAATCACCTCAATTTTCCGTGGGAAGTTCGGCAGTGGGAAATTGTGAATCGGTATCCGATGGCCGAAAGCCTTGTCAAAACGGGCTGGGCTGACGCTCTGTGCTCTCAGGTGTACGACGAATATGAGCACAGCACCCGCATCAATCTTCGCGCAGAAACCTATTACGGCGTGTTTGGCTTGAACCGTCAGGAACTGGCCGCAGTCTCGCAGAGCAAAAAGTCGTTCCGCGAGGTGGATAATGCGCTGGAATGGAAAGAAGCCGGCCTTGCAATCAATGGCAAGAACATGGCGATGACGGCTAACATCCGAAAACTCTCAGGAATGGCCAAGACATTGCAGGAAAGCGGAATGACGCGGAGCCTGAAATATCTCCGTCAGCAGACAAGGCGAGCCACCGGAAGCTACAACGGCCGGATTGCTCTTCAAGTTGCATCGGACTGGCTGGACTATCTCGATATGGCCGGACAGATGAAGATGAACTTGAATCTTGAAAAGGTTCGTTTCCCGCTGGATCTTAAACGCCGCCATGATGATTTGGTTCTGGAGCGCAATAAGCGGCGCCGAAAGGATGCGCTGAGAGGTGCTGCAAGCAGCATCAAAAAGGATGCCAAGGAACTGGAAAATCAATTCCATATCGAGAACATCTACAAGAAAATCCGCAAAATCTACGAGTACGATGGAGCGGAATACATCATTCGGGTACCGGATGGAGCAAAGGCCATTTTGGAAGAAAGCAGATTTCTTGACCACTGCATCCAGCGCGGAACCAGATACTTTGAGCGCATTGCCAAACGTGAGAGCTACATCTTCTTCATGCGGCGCAAGGCTGACCCGAATACCCCGTGGTATACCTTGGAGGTGGAACCGGGCGGCACTGTCCGCCAAAAGCGCAGCTATAACAACGACCAGTACGCCGATTTGGAGGACGCGAAACCGTTTATTGCGGAATGGCAACAGGTCGTGCAGGGCCGCATGACAGCGGCGGAAATTGACTTTGCACGGCAGTCCAAGGAAATCCGTGCACAGGAGTTTGCAGAACTCAAGGAAAACGGAAACATTATCCGCACGGGAGCAAATGCTGGAAAGCTGCTCGTGGATGAACTGATGCACGACTTGATGGAGGTGGAAAAACGTGTCGGCTAAAATTGAACTTTCTCTCGCGCCCGCCAAAGCAAAAGGTCTTTCGGAAGATGAGCGTCTGGATTTGGGGCGCCTGCTCCTGAAAGCAGGATACCGAGTTGATATTGTACGCCGTCGTCCGAATACCAATCCGGGCACCAATTACGATTATTTCATGGTTTTGGACAAAGGAGAGAACAATGCCTGATACTCGGAAGAACCACAATCCCAGCGGTGCGCCGGACCCTACACGAGTCCGGGCAGAGAGCAACATCCAGAGGGAAGAAGCTCGTGTGAGCGAGCTTGTCCACGTCCTGCGTTATGTGGCAGGGGCCGCCGGGGTTGAAATTGTGGAGCGAATCGTTCTCGTGGATAACCAAACGGGGAGGATCTATCGGTGAACAGAACAAAGAATGAGTTGGCCGATTATGCTTGGAATCCGGTGACTGGATGCCTGAAAGATTGCCGGTATTGCTACGCAAAAAAGAGCGCTTTACGCTTTGCCAGCGACTGGAGGCGAAATCTTGCAGAACGTCCGAAGGTTCAGCAGGTCGGAGCGAACCTCTTTGAACTGGACGCTCCGTGGGAAACCACGAATAACCGCTTTCTGAACAACCCAACCGGATTTATGCCCACGATACATAAGTACCGCATGGATTGGCCACAAAAGGTCAAGGTGGGCTCAACCATCATGGTATGCACGGATGGCGATTTATTCGGGCCGTGGGTTCCTGAAGATTGGATTCTTCGGGTGTTTGCGGCGGCTGATGAAGCACCCCAGCACCAGTACATTTTTCTGACGCAGTATCCGGAACGCTATAAGCAGCTTGCGAATCACGAGAAGCTACCCCAAAACAAGAATTTCTGGTACGGTTCGACAGCGACGGTAAGAGAAAGCAGCGTATGGGCGAACGAACACTATAATGCGTTCGTAGCGATAGAGCCGCTCCTTGGCCCGTTTGAGGGCGATGTGACAAAAGCGTTCCAGAAGTTGAAGTGGGTCATCATCGGCGCGGAAACGGGCCGAAACGTCGGAAAGGTCATTCCGAAAGCGGAGTGGATTAAAGATATTCTTACGTCAGCGGATGCGATCGACACGCCTGTCTTCATGCGGAGCAGCATGGAAAGCGTGGTGGGTGCTAAGAATATGCGGCGCGAGAAACCACAGCTGCTTCTTCAGAGAGTTCCCAGTGACGTGCAGAAGGAGCGTCTGTGGGAGTATTGCGCGGTCTGTGGCAAGTACAGACCGATGAAAGAAATGTACGCGCTGCTCTTGCGCAGGAAACGTGGAGATAGCCCGGAGCGGGTGGCTTATATGTGCCCGGAATGCTATGAGCAGTTCAGCAGAGACAATTTTGAGAAAGGAAAAGACGATGAAGTTTGAACGAAGCGAAATTGGAGCGCTGTTCTCCAAGCTCCGAACAGCGGTGCCGGAGGTTCGCGCAGTGGGCAACGACAGCACGGGAATCCTGCTGAGTGGCCCGGATGCGTTCGCAACGAATTTGGAACTGAGCATTCGGGCAGAACTTTCCAGCCCGGTTCCGCAGGGTGTCGTTATTCCGCCGCGTGGAGTGGATTTTATCAGCGGAGCAGTAGCCCCTGAAATCAACATCAACGTGACAAAGAGCGGGTTGGTCATAGAGTCCGGCACGGCGCGGGCACGGTTGAGCACGACGCCGGCAGAGAATTACCCCACATTTGATGGTCCGGGAAAGGATGCGAAGCGCTGCGTGGTGAGAGCGAACGATTTGAGCTGGGCCATCTCAAAGGTTCTATACGCTGTGTCCAAGGAGGATCGGCATCCGGCGCACAAAGGGCTGTGCTTTTCCCACAACGGCGACGATACTTTGGAAATCTGCGCCCTGGATGGGTACAGAATGGCCATCAGCCGAATCGACTGCACCGCCGATGGCAACTTCAAGTTTGTGCTTCCGGCGGCAACGGCAAAGGCGATTGACACGCTGTGCCTTGATGGGAGCGTCAGTATTGAAAGAGACCGCAAAAAGGCCGTTTTCAGTGACAACAATTTTGAGGTAAAGTCTCGCCTGATCGCAGAACCGTTTCTGGATTATAGCAAAATTGTAGCCCAAAAGAGTGGGGGAACCAGAATCGTGCTTGACAGAAAAGAATTGCTGGGCGTTCTGGGACGCGTCAAACTTGCTCGGTCCGCAGACGCAAAGGAAAAGAGCACCTTGGTGATGGATCTGGAACCCGGCGGCACAGGTAGAGCATCGATGCGTAGCACGATTGCGCAGATGAATGAGGAATTTTCTTTCAACGGAAAGCTGGATGAGCGCCTGCGAATCGGCTTTAATCTGGAGTTCCTGAGCGAGGCATTGAAGTCGATGGAAGGAGACGAGGTCAGCGCATGGGTGGTCGGTCCTCTATCCCCCGTAAAGCTGATTGAGCCGCAGTATGAAGCGCTGGTGCTTCCTGTCAAGGTCAAGGAGGAAGCATGATGCAGGGTAGAACTTTTCGTGGGCAGTCCCCAGATGGCACTTGGCATGAAGGATTCTTGATTCGCTCTCCGGGTGTGAAGAACAGTCGCCCAGGTGAGGGCTGGTACATCAACTCCGAGCAAGAGCCGGCATACGCCCATCTCGTCAAGCCGTTTACGATCGGCATGAACACGACTCTGACGGACGGAAACGGGGCACCTGTTTTTGAGGGGGACATTTTGAAAGACGATCGATGCGGCAAAGATGTGATTTTTGCCGTAAGATACGGCGAATACATCGACTACGGCGTAGGCCATATCGGATTCTACGCAGAATTTTCGGAGAACCGAAAGGAGTTTGTCGAGCATGGTCTTGCAAGCTTGGTTCTGACCGCAAAGGTGGTTGGAAATGTAGTGGACACGCCGGAGCTGATGGGCACGAGCACTGGAAAGGAGCAGCAACATGAAGTGGATTGAGACGATTACCCCGAAACAGGCGGTTGAAGAGCTGGGAGTACCTTATCACGGCTGGATGAGGGAGATGGATCGGGCATGGATCAGCGAAGACCAGAAGTACAGCGTGATGTCTCGTTTGCTCCGCACGGAATGGGGCAAGGTCGAACACGTCACGATTACGGCGGCAGAGGGCGTTGGCCGGAGTGACGGCAGCGGGGATATCCCGTGGGCCGTCAAGATGGAAATTAAAAACGACCTGTTCGGCGAGAAGCGAGTTGCCGTCGAAGTGTTCCCAACGCAGGACCGGCTGGTGGACGTCTGCGACTGCTATCACCTCTGGGTGTTTGAGAAAGGTTTCCAGCTTCCGTTCGGCATCCACCCGCGCGATAAGAAAACGGTGACGGTCAATCGCGGCAGTACCAGAGTTCGGGCCATTGACGGCGCAGGACGCGAACACAGCATCAAAGAGCTGCTGGAAGAGAATGGTGCGGCAGACGTTCCTAAACAGGCATATGCACAGGCTATGGCCGGGTATATGATGAAAAATCTTCTGGGAGGGTGATGCAAAATGTGGCTTTGGATTGTGCTGGTGGTTCTGGCGGTGATGGCTGCACTTCTGATTTATGCGGCGTGCTGCGTGGATGGTGATATAGACCGCCAGAGCGAAGCGCACCCGCCGAAACCAGAGAAAGGACGAGACGATGGCAAAGTATGAGATGCTTATCGCTGCATCCGGGAAACGTGGCTCTGCACTCCTGCCGTGCGTTGTTGTCGATGAAAAGGGCATTAAGCGTGCTGCTGTACGGGCTAAGGCGATGGCTAGAGCTTGCTACCCGGAGTATGAAAAATTCAATGTGGTGAAGATGAAGGTGATTTCAGATGAATGAAAAGGGATTGATGGAACAGTCGAACGCAGCGATTAAAGCGGCGCTGGAGCTGTACGCGGCTGACCATGGGAAGTTGAACGATGGTGACAGCTTTACGACAAAGCTCAATAACTGTGTGCTCACCATTTCGCTGAAAGATGGGAGCTTGGACGTACAGTTTGACCCGGACGCAGACGTCGCGGTGGACACCCCGTACACACTGGACATGAAGCTCGACATTTATGAGGAGGAAGACAATGGCTGAGTTCATCAACCGTGAGGACGTATTGAAATGCCTGGAGTATAACACGATTCAGAAGCCGAGTGCGAATGATGTTGTTTCTGCGACTCTCCGGGTAGCGCGGGAAAAGGTCGAGAAACTTCCTGTTGCACAGGAAGAAACGCTATTTTCTTTCTGGCGCAACCCCGACAAGGATCCTCCGAAAGTTGAGACGGAAGTGCTGATTCTGTTTGAAACAGCCTGCGGCGGATATGGGATTACGACGGCCCACTACGAAGATGGCACTGTTTTGTCCGAAAAAAGCAAGTTCTACTGGGAAGAGATTTTCGAGTGGGGAACCTACGATGAAGAAAGCGATGATTACTTTATTCCTAAAGGCTGGTGGGAATATCGTTATTTCAACCCGGAGGATGTTTACAACAACCGTGTTGATTCTCCTGTGGTTGGGTGGATGCCTTTGCCGCCGAAGGAGGTAGTAAAAAAATGAGAACGCTTAACGCTGACCAGCTGAAAGCTGTGCTGAGCATGGAAAGTTCACTGGGACATATTCACACGCTGGCAGATGTCGAAAACACGATTGATTATCTTGCCAAAGAAGAACCGGAAGCCGTAGCCGGTGTAGAAAAATTCAACATTTTCGATACCATGTGGTCGAGGAAAATTCAGGCGGCGTTTCCGCAGTCGTTCGTGAATATGCAAAACGAACTTGTTTTCAGTCTGAGAACTGATTCCGGCTTCAGCCTGAAAGATGTGACCGACGAAACCCAGCTGAAAGCAAAAATTTTGGAGTGGCTTACGCGGACTGCAATTAAAGCGGTCTCGCCCAAGGAAAGAAAACTCCACTTTGAGGGCATCAACAAGCTGCTGGGTACGAATTTTACGTTGGAGGAAATGACGGACATCTATACATATCTCGGAAATGGAATCAATCACGACCTTTGCGTGAAGTTTGTGGAGAGCGGCTACGATATGACGATGATTCAAAAAGAAGGGTGAGTAAATGGATAAGCAAAAGATTAAGAGTGTTCCGAGGCTGACGACCGACAACCCGGTGAACAATTTTCAGACTGCCCTCAACTTTACTGACGTCAGCGAGGACGGCTGGGTATGGCTGCGGCAACCTGAAATGGCACTGACCGAGTATGCGCGGCAGCTCGTCAAGGGGCATGGCAGCAGCATCGATCTGGGCTGCAACGATATGGAGCTCTCCGAAAGTCTGACCGATCACCTCTTCGACGACCCGAAGCAGAGCATTGACGGACTGATCGCAGAGCACTACACGATTTTGTGGGCCTACGCGACCCTGCGGGAAAAGCTCAAATGGTACGAGGATGCAGGAATCCCGGTCATTCCTAATTACGGTCTGAGTACCATCCGGCGGGCGATCAATCGGTACGGCACCGCCCCTCAGCTCCAGATGGCGATCAAGGAAATGTCAGAGCTCACGAAGGCAATCTGCAATCTCCAGCGGGCCGTAACCTTCAACTACCGCAACGGTGCGAAGATCAAGGTCGCCCACGAGAGCGTCAGGGAAGAAATCGCGGATGTTTACATCATGCTGGCGCAGCTCGTTGAGATCGTCGGCAAGCCTGAAGAGGTACAGCAGATCGTGCTCGAAAAGCTCGAACAGCTCAAAGGCTGTTTAGACGACGGGGAGGTACGCAGTGAGTAAAGAAATCTTACTTATACGCAATGATGATGGCGAATTCGAGCTGTACGATGACACCTACGATGTGGTCATTCATTGCAAAAATCGGCAGGGCATGAAAGAAACCTGCGAGATTCTGCGCAAGGTAGGCACCGACGAGAAAGCGCCCAACGCTTTATTGATGGATCCTGTTGATATGGCGATTGCCATAAGGAACCATTGTAAATCATGCACAGGTGGGTGCGAGGGCTGCTGCTTTGACAGGCCGACCAGCGATAACGGGGATGGTGAATGCGTTTTGGGCTGTCCTGAAGACTGGGAAGTGTGAGACCGACTATGGCAAAAATTATCTGGATATGTCCTTATTGTGGGGCGACCACGGAAGAGGTTTGCGAAACTGACCTTGTCCCGTTCCACAACCACCCCATCACCCTAAATAGGGAGTGCCAAAGGTGCATATACAGGCAGCGCTGGAATGACCTTTCCATGCTGGGGGTTCTTCCTTCTATTGGTAGCGGCGAAGAAGTTCGTAGCGCAGAGTATTATCACGATGTATGGGGGTTTGATTATTATGGTCCAGGGTAAAGCTGTTCTGCTGAGTATCCGGCCGGAATGGTGTGACCTCATCTTGCGAGGTAAGAAAACTATGGAGGTTCGGAAAAATTATCCGAAGCACCTTTATGAAAAAGGAAAACCGTTCAAGGTGTACATCTACTGCACAAAAGCACCGCAACAGCTTATCACTATTTTCAAAGACGGGGAAGAAACGATGGATGGCGAAATCCATCATGGAAAGCCTGTATTCGTAAAGTTCGATAAGTTACTGCCGGACAGCGTTCGCGGAAAAACGCAGATGGTTGTTGGCGAATTTGTCTGCGACAAAATCTATGAAGTTGCCCCGCTGAATCATACACCGGATGATTTTGAGCAGCAGGCGTGCATGGACAGAGACCAGATTTGGGAATATCTGCACGGTCAAGGCTGGGCGTGGCATATTTCAGAATTGAAGATTTATGCCCAGCCGAGACCGCTGGAAACATACACGCGGCTGTTACAGACAGGATGTTGTTTTGAACCACTCAAAGTCAAAAGGGCACCCCAAAGCTGGTGCTATGTGGAGGATGCAGAATGTACGTCATGAACAAAAAATGGGACTCCATCACGAACATTGCCCAGTGCACCAGCGTGTATGTGAGTCCTGAGCACGAAATCAAGGCTGTTCCTACGGGCGGCGGTGCGGTGTATCGGCTGGGACAGTATGAAACCGCAGAAATTGCCCGTGCTGTGCTGAATGACCTGTATATGCACATTTCGACTGGCTGTGTCTACCAGATGCCGAATGACCAGCGAGCGCTGGTGCTGGCCCGCGGAATGAGCGACGAACGGCCTGACAAGTTTGCCGGGAATGGTAAGAAGCCGGTGCGCAGGGGAGGATCCTGATGACTAAGAGACATCATTATAACCGAAAAGGCCAACCACAGAAGCGGTGCAATCCCGACACTTGCCCGAACTGTATGTACATTGGAGAGGGCGACAGCTGGTGCGACAAAATTGGTGAAATTGTTCTTTCTGACTGGGAGCCTACGGATTATTACATGGGGTGTTGTAAGGGGGCAAGAGCAAATGAAAGCACACATCGAGCCTAAGAGCAAGGAATGCCCGTTCTGCGGCGCATCTACCTATGAGGTTATGAGTGGTACGGGCGTGAAATGTATTCGGTGCACCAATAAGAGAACTTGCGGTGCCATCGTCAGTTTCAACAACAAAGACTGTGATGAACGCGGAGTTTCCCCGGTTAAGTACTTCAATCGGCGGACGGAAAGGAAAGTGCTCCAATCGGCGTGCAGAAAGGGAGCAAAAAATGAATCTGATTCGTGAAGTTCTTTCAGACCAGACGGTGACGGCGGTGGCATCTATCATCCTGATCGTGGCCGCGCTGCCTATGGCTGGATGGTCTTGGGCCGTAAATCAAATGGCCGGAAAATCGGCCGGAAGAAAAAAGGAGGGTACATGAAAGCGCATCTGTCGTTCCTGTGCAATGGTCAGTGTCGGTGGTGCAAGAACTACTGGGATTGCAGTAAGCACAAGAAAATCCTGGCAAAAATTTTCGGATGCAAAGATTGGAGATGGAGAATATGAGCAAGGAAATCAAACAGCAGCGCATGAATGCCCGTGATGAAGCGTCGCAGCTGTTTTGCTGGTGCATCGTTACGGCCATGAACCAAAAAGAAGGCATTGGTGCGGAACGGCTTCGGCGGGCCTGTAATGAGATGCAGGCATTCCAAGCCCGCTACAAAAGTAAAATCGACTCTGGGAACCGGAGAACGGCCACTGAAGCCATGCGGGACGATTTAAGGGAAATCTGTGATTTCACGGTACGTCTGCCGCAAAATCGAGCTCCGCGTAATCACAGGGAAGAGCAACTTCGCATGGCGCAGGATGAGGGCGCTGAGATCGCATGGCTGGTTATGGCCGCGACGGCGCATCTGACGTTTGGCTTTGGCAAGGAGCGCCTTGCACGGCTGAAGAAAGGAGCCATGGACGACTATCGACAGTACATCGGATGGGTCAAGACAGACGGCGAGGACTGCGCCAAGGAATGGCTGAAGCGCTGTGTGGAACAGGCCTTGCATGAAGAGCTTAAAGTGAATGACATCCAGAGCGGGAGCCGCCCGCCGAAGCAGTACTATTCGTCTGGAGTTGACGTGGCAGATATGATTCGCGTGACGGGCGCTGTGTCTGCGAAGATGGCGGCAGAGCGGGGCATTAAACGTGTGCCGCTGGCGGTTTTGAGTCAGAGCGAGGTGACCCGCAGGATGAAAACTATCTGAGCAATAAAAAAGAGGACCGCTTGCGCAATCCCCCGATAGAGCAAGTCTATTATACCTAAATTGATGTATTTTGGCAACGATAGAACAGGAGGGTGCGCAAAATGACTATCCCGGAAGAAATGATGGCCGTTATTCAGGAAACCGCAAGAAAGGCTGCTCGTGAGGGCGCCAAGGAAGTTATCGCAGAACAGACCCGCAAAGCCGCAGGCCGCTGTGACCGCCGACTTCGGAACACGAAGCTGTTGCTGAAAAACTATCGGATGTTCAAGAAGCACTGCACGGGCGCGGTCTATACGGACGAAACGGGTGACCATGACGGCAAGGAAGAAGAAACTGCGCTGGAACTGCTTGATATGATGCTTCAGCGCAATAACGCGATTACGGTCGAATCGATCCGCAACTCCTGCCGCCGTACAAAAATCATGGTTCGTCATATTGATTCGATGCTGGCCCTGTACGAGACGTACTGCGAACAGAGCAAGAATGAGGCCCATAAGCGCGGCTACCGCATCATCAAAGCGATGTACATTGACGACGAGGCCAAGTCCATTGAGCAGCTTGCGGCGCTGGAGGGCGTGAGCACCCGTCAGGCATACCGAGACCACGACGCGGCCGTTGAAAAAATCTCGGCGCTCATGTTCGGCATTGATGCCTTGGACATGGAGTAGGCCGATGTCAAAATCATGTCATTTACACGGCATGAAAAATGTGGTAGAATAATACCGTAAAATTCTAATCATAGCGCATTGCCCGCCCGGTTTCGCCACCGAGCGGGTATTTTTATGCCCGGAAAGGAGGCAGAAAACCGCCGCTCCCCAATTTGACCCGCAACGCCAGCGGGATAGCAAAGAAGGGAGAAAAAATGAATCAGCAAGTAGTGTATCAGGATATTTCGCAAATCCATCCTTATAAGAACAATCCCCGGAACAACGAAGCGGCCATTGAGCCTGTTGCGCAGAGCATCAAGCGGTTTGGCTTCCGCGTTCCCATCCTCATCGACGGAAAAGGAACCATCATCGCAGGACACACCCGCTATGAGGCCGCAAAACGGCTTGACATGGACAAAGTGCCGTGTATTCGGGTCGATGACCTGACGGACGAGCAAATCCGCGCATACCGTATTGCAGACAACAAGGTGGCCGAGGCTTCTTCGTGGAATGATGATGTTCTCCGCGCCGAAATGGACGCACTGAAAGCTCTGGATGTCGATTTGACGGACACGGGCTTCAGCGAAGTGGAGCTTGATGGGCTTCTTCGGGAAGTGGAGGATGCCGACTTCGAGGAATTCTTTACGGAGCCTGTCCAACAGCCGCCCAAAGCGGCCGATGCGGAGCAGAGCGCCGAGACCCAGCAATCTACCCAACCGGAATCTTCTCAGCTCGCTGTGCCGCAGCAGAGCGGCTCTAAGCTCATTCAATGTCCGCATTGCGGAGAATGGTTTGAGACATGAGGCTATGTCTGGCAGGTACATTCCCGGCCGAGAAGATTGTGAAAGAGTACCGCCCAGAATACGTTCTGGAGAGCTTCTTTTACATCCGACCATGGCAAATCGAAGAGATTCCAAAATGGAAAATGTTCCTGCTCGACAGCGGGGCATTTACTTTTATGCACGGCATAGAAGCGTCTTCAAAGCCAGTAGATTGGGATGGCTACCTGAGTCGGTACATCGACTTTATCAACCGCAACAACGTGCAGCATTTCTTCGAGCTGGATGTGGATTCCATCGTAGGTTATGACGCTGTAAAACGCATGAGAGTGCGCCTTGAAGCAGAGACAGAAAAGCAAAGTATTCCGGTCTGGCACCGCTCCCGTGGTCTGGACGAGTTCAAGCGCCTGTGCAGGGACTATCCCTATATCGGCATCGGCGGCTTCGCAATCAAGCACATACAGCCCAGCGAGTACGGCTATGTCCGTCGCTTGGTGCAGTATGCAAATTCTTGTGGGGTGCGGGTGCATGGTCTGGGGTATACCAAAAAGGATGCAGTGAGCTTCGGTTTTTACAGCGTGGACAGCACAACATGGACTACGCAGGTCAATTTCGGAGGGCTGTCGTACTTCAATGGTTCGGAGATGGTCGTGGTCAGACCGCCCAAGGGGATGATCGGGGCTGACTATCGCCGCCGCCGGGAGTACTCGTTGAGAGAGTGGATAAAGTACCAGAAATACCTTGATACGAAAGGAAAATGGCGTGGATAAAGAAATCGTCTACCGCGTCGAGGATGGCATGGACAGGGAAAAGATTCTCTGCACCACCTACCAGATGCGGAATTTTTATATGCAGTTCAGAGACGGATTTTTCACCAATCTGGACGTTATGAACTATATCCAGCACCTCGCCGCCGCCCATATGGCGAAAAAGGGGATGAACGTGCTGGATGTGTGCTGTGGGCGTTCTCTGATGCTCCCGCTGCTGCGCTACTACGCAAAGGACATTGCATCCTACACTGGAGTGGACATCAGCAAGGCGAACATCAAGGAAGCGATGCGCGGCGCAACTGCAAAGAACCTCGAACCCAAGGATTTGGCCTCCTACTACCCGTTCCGGGTGGGCTGGAAGCTGGGCAACGTCGCAGAGATGTCTAAGGTCATCCCGACGGGCTTTGCCGACTTCGTGATTTACACCTCCGCCATCGAGCATATGCACCCTACGGACGGCGCAAAAAGCCTTGCAGAATGCTACAAGGCGATGAAGCCGGGCGCAAAGATGTTTCTCTCCTGTCCGAACACCCCAGGCAATGGGTATCAGACCCAGTACCGCGCTCATGTCTATGAGTGGGGCTACGATGAACTGAAAGCCAAGCTGACCGAAATCGGATTCAGTATTGTGCAGGAGGTCGGTTTGGTCACCAGCGTCCGCGAAATGGACGAGTTCTATTCCAAACAGCCGCCGGCGCTCAAGGATTTCTATGAACGCATGAAGTCCTATGTCCCGTCTGCATTTCTCACAGCGTTTATGGCTATCCCATTCCCGCGTGAGGCGAAAGAGCTGTTGTTCATCGTCCAGAAGCCGAAAGGAGAGGAAAATGCCTAAGTTCAAGAATGAGTATGGGGTGTCGAAAATCAAGTACACCCAGAAGTGCAGATGCTTTTGCCCTATCGGAAAGGCAGACTACACGAACAACTTCACCGTGACTATCACTCCGAAGAAGTGGATCCCGGACTACTGCGAAATCGACAAGTTCATTCGTGAGCAGCTGGATGGAAAGAGCCTTGTCATTGAGGACGCCGCCTGCAAGCTGAAGCAGTGGCTCACGGGGGAGATTCATCCCTACTGGGTCGAGGTTGAGTCGGATGTGACCGACGGTGTGCACGGCCATGTAACGGTAACAGTATAAGGGAGGGGCGCAAGATGAAAAACACTCGTGCTCTTTGCCAGACCGCCGTTGTTGCAGCATTGTATGTGGCGCTGACCACCTTGAACCCCCTGTCGTGGGGTGCAATCCAATTCCGGGTTGCAAATATGCTCTGTGCACTCCCGTTCAAGGACAAGAAATATGCCCCGGCGGTTCTGCTGGGAATCGCAATCGCAAACGCAACCAGCCCGTTTGGGCCTGTCGATGTGGCCTTTGGTCTGATGGCTGAGGGCGTGGCGTATCTCCTTGTTGTTTGGGGGCCGTGGAAAAAGCTGGGGATTTTGTGGAAAGCTGTTATCCTCTCTTTGTCCGTGGCTCTGTTCATCGGGGTGGAGCTGTACGCAATGGTGGGAGCGCCGTTCCTGCTGACGGCTGCAGGGCTGTTCGTTGGCACTTTCTTGGCCGTGGAACTCGGCAACATGGTGATTTCTAAAACCGCTCTTGCAAGAATCGTGTAAGAGGGGGCGCGGCGCTGGCTCTGCAAAGGGTCGGCGCTTTTTCTTTGGAACAACATAACCGTCCGGCCAAATACCGGGCGAGCAGAACAAAGAGGGATAGTGGTGGCGATGTAGATGGAAACGCGAGACAAGGCGTTCACCCTTTATAAGAAAGGGATGGGATGCACCGAAATCTCAAAAAAGCTGGGCGTATCGCTGAATACGGTCAAGTCTTGGAAAAAGCGGTATTGGGATGCACAAAAGGGTGCACCCAAGAAGCGCACCCCGTCGCACCCAAAAGGTGCATCTTCAAAACGCACCCCACAAGCCCCGGCGGCTCAGCCTGAGAAGAGGCCGAATCTCGGCGGTGCGCCGAAAGGGAACGTCAATGCTGTTGGCAATCATGGCGGGGCGCCGCCGGGTAACCAGAATGCTTTGAAACACGGTGGCTGGTCTGCGGTGATGTTTGGCGCATTTTCCGAAGAAAACCAGAAAGCTATACAGGACTGCACGAAAGATGTGGATGCAGAGGACTTGCTGATACAGGAGCTTCAACTGCTGACCGCCCGCGAAGCGTTCCTGCTCCAGCGCATCACGGCGGCTCAGGAAAAGAAGCAGCACATCCAGTCGGTGCATACATCAAAATCCAGCAGGTCTTTTACCCGGCTGGATGAGGATAAAGAAAAAGAGGCCAACGACAAGGAGGTTTACATTGAGCGGATAGATGCAAAGGTGCAAAGGGAAGAACGTCTTCCCGGCACCAGCGTTGAGACATCAACCACTACCGAGTCAAGCTACCTCATCGTTGAGCGCTTAGAGCGGCTATTGACCGATGTACAGCGCCAGAAGTCTAAGGTGATACAGCAGCTTGCCGACCTGCGCAGAATGAGCAACAGCGGCAAGAATGAGCTGGTAGACGACTGGGTGGCGGCAGTCGAGGCGGCGGATGCAGAAGTGGAGGGCGAGGACGATGGCGCTGAGACAACGTGAAGTCTTCGCCAAACGGCTCCCGCTGTACCGCAAAGACCCCTGCTTGTTCTTCAAAGAGGTTACACGCTTCAAGCCGGATAAATGGCAAAAAGAAGCGGCTACGGCCATTGCACAGCACCGCAAAGTTTCCATCCGTTCAGGACAGGGCGTTGGAAAAACAGCTTTTGAAGCAAACTTGGTGCTCTGGTTCTTGGCTTGCTTCCCGTATCCCCGCGTCGTGTGCACGGCACCGACCCGCCAGCAGTTGAACGATGTGCTCTGGGCTGAGATTGCCAAGTGGCAGGAGCGCAGTCCTGTCTTGCAGGCCATGCTTGTATGGACAAAGACCCGTGTCTACATGAGAGGACATGAGAAACGCTGGTTCGCCGTGGCCCGTACAGCCACTAAGCCAGAGAATATGCAGGGCTTCCACGAAGACAATATGCTTTTCGTGGTGGACGAGGCATCCGGCGTTGCTGACCCCATCATGGAGGCTATACAGGGTACGCTTTCCGGAGACAACAACCGCTTACTGATGTGCGGAAACCCAACGCAGAACACTGGCACATTCCACGATTCGCACACCGTGGATGCCCAGTCCTACTACTGCATGAAGGTGTCCAGCAGGGACAGCCCCCGCACGAATAAGCAAAATATCGCTGACTTGGAGCGAAAGTTCGGCAAGAACAGCAATGTGGTCCGCGTCCGTGTTGACGGCGAGTTCCCGGAAAATGAGGACGACGTCTTTATTCCGATGGCGCTTGCCACAAAAGCGGTCAATACTGAACCGCTTGAGCACAGCATTCCGGCCAGAATCTCCATTGGGTGCGACGTGGCCCGCTTTGGCAACGACGACACCGCCATTGCGAAGAATATTGACGGGGACATTCAAAAGCTGGTCACGCGCCACGGCCAAGACCTGTACGCGACAGCCGATGACATTATCGAAATGTACAAGGCCCTGCGCACAGCGTATCCGCAGTATCGCGGTCTGATCTATGCGATTATTGACGATACGGGTGTGGGCGGCGGAGTGACGGATATTCTCAACAGGGAGAAGATTCGGCAGAAGCTGAACAAACTCATGGTTGTTCCTGTCAATTTCTCGTCCGCTGTTCCTGACAAGGAAGCCGCCGGGAGATATGCCGATATTTCAACATGGATGTGGGCTGTCCTGCGCGACATGGCGGCGTCTGGTCTCCTGCATTTGCCGGATGACGCGACCTTGATAGGTCAGCTCACGACCCGCAAGTACATCTTCAGCGGCGCGCCCTCCAAGCTGAAACTTGAAAGCAAAGAGGCGCTAAAGAAGCGCGGCCTGACCAGCCCGGACCGGGCTGATGCAGTTGCGCTGGCATTATACGAGGGCGGAATTTTTGATGTCCACAGCCTGATTTAACGTAATCGGAAAGGAGAAAGCGTGAAAAAAGTTATTCCCGGAAAAATCAAAACACAGCTGCGCCTTGACGGTTACTACAATGTGCTGAACAAGTACGGCACCCAGCACGACAGCACGGAGTACTACCAGTGGGCGTCTGGCTCTGCAGTAAGCGATACGGAACTGGCTGATCTCTATGCAGGAAACGGGTTGTTCTCAACCATTATTGATGCCCCGGCGGACGACGCAACCAAGAACGGCATCGACCTCGGCATCAAGGACAAAGACTTGCAGAAACAGCTCGACAACCACTTGCAGACCATCCGATACCAGAGCAAATTCGCCAAGGCTTTGCGCTGGGCGCGGCTCTTTGGCGGTGCTGCTGTGGTGATGCTGGTTGACGACGGGCGGCTCCTGCAGGATCCTTTGAACTGGCGTGACGTGCACGGCGTCGAAGAGCTGTTGGTATATGGCCGCAACGAAATGTATCCTCTTTGGGTCAATGGGTATGAGAACAACCCGGACGATGAGGATTACCGCCGGGGAGGCACTGGCATCCCGGAGTACTACCAAGTCAACAGCGTGTACGGCAACTATGTTGTGCATTCGTCCAGATGCCTTGTTTTCCATAACTCGGACATCCCGGAAAGCTCCACTATGGCTAATCTCTACCGCACATGGGGCATCCCGGAGTATCTGCGCATTCGTGAAGAGCTGAGAAATGCCAGCATAGGCCCCGGCTATTCTATCCGCCTGCTGGAGCGGCTGTCGATGGTGACCTACAAGATGAAGAATCTTGCTGGTGTGCTTTCCACGGCAGACGGCGAGGATACGGTTCTTCAGCGTATGGAAATGCTTGACCTTGCCCGTAATCTGCTGAACATGGTCATTATTGATGCCGACGGCGAGGATGTGGGCGTTCAATCCCTGTCTGTTGCTGGCGTTAAGGACATTCTGGACAATGCCTGTGCGATGTTGTCTGCTGTATCTCATATCCCACAGACGCGGCTTTTTGGGCGTTCCCCGGCGGGCGAGAATGCCACTGGAGAGAGTGACCTTGAGAATTACAAGGAATTCGTCGGAGGTCTCCAAAACGGTGACCTCCGCGATAACACCCGTACCCTCGTTGAGCTGATTCTTCGCGGCATGGTTTGGAACAGGGAAGTCGAGGAGATACCTGAGTACACCGTGACCTACAAGAGCGCGTGGAGCCCGTCTGACGATGAAAAGGCAGCACAAGACCAAGCTGCCGCAGCGGCACAGCTCACCAGAGCGCAGACCGCTGGCACATACGTCACAAATGGAATTGTCGAAGCTGAAGAAGTTCGCCGCGCGATGGTCCGTGACGAACAGTTTGACCCAGAGAACATTCTCACGGAAGCGGACATTCACCAAGACTGGGGACTTGGCGGAGCCGATACCCAGCAGGAAGCCGCTGATGGTCAGCAACAGAATGCCGCGGATGCCAGCGGTCTTGTTACCGATGAAGGAGACTGCGGCTATGTGGCGGGCTTTGTCGTGCAGGACGGCAAGATCCTCTGCGGGCACCGCTCTGATGGCCAAGGCTGGTGTGGCCCCGGCGGGCATATCGAGCCGAAAGAAACGCCGGGGGTGGCCTTCCGCCGGGAAGCCAAAGAAGAGTTTGGAATTGACGTTGGAAATATTACCTATCTTGGTAACTGTAAAGGAAAACCAGAAGAAATCCTCCCTGTGCAGATATACCGCGTCAACGACTATGCGGGAATCCCGGTGTGCGATCAGGAAGAGATGTTCACCGCCACATGGTTCACCCCAGAACAGATTCTTGCCCAAGAGGTCCCCGGCGGGCTGGTGTTCGACCCATTCCGCAGGAGCGTGGAAGAATATCTTGAACAACTGGGCCTGACGCTGGATGACTTCGATCCAAGCAAGCACAAGCGCGATGAGGATGGAAAGTTCTCCAGCATGGGGAACACAACGTCAAAAGATGAATCGGGCAAGGAAAATTCGTCAAAAGACTTGAATGATTCCCAAAGTCATGCTAAAATAAATTCTAACGCAGTTTCGGCAAAAGGCGCAAACGCTTTCAAAGTGAAAGGGTTTCCAAACAAGCAGAAGCTGAATAACCACTGGCAAAACGGAAGAACCCACGCCGCCGAGTACGCTCCCGATGGCATTACGACAAAGGAGCAATACGAAAAGCGGGCGGTTCAACTTCTGGAAAGCCCCTGTGGGAACGGCATCAAGGGCTATAAGACAAAAGATGGCCTTATATGCCGATACGATTCAAAGAAAAATGACTTTGCGAAAGGCTCCCCGGAGAAAGGCGTAAGAACGATGTTCAAGCCCGATGATGGGGAAGAGTATTATAGACGCCGACTTGAGGCTGAGGGAATAGAAAACGATGAATGACGAAACCATTTGCCCGCTGTGTGGGCAGCATCACTTTGAAGAGAACGATGATTTTGAGGAATGCCCCGTGTGCGGTTGGGTAAATGACGGCGTACAGCGCGCAGATCCCGATTATCGCGGCGGGGATAACCGCATCAGCCTGAACGAAGCAAAAAAGAAATTTGCCGCAGGTAAAAAGGTGTTTGATTAACAATAACGGCGTTGAGAGCCTTTGCAGGTGACGCGAGAGCGTCCTTTGCGAAGGCTCTTTTTGTTTGCAGTCATAGCTCAGTTGGTAGAGCGCCTGCCCTCCAAGCAGGATGCCGCGGGTTCGAGCCCCGTTGACTGCTCCATATCGAGGGTTGGCCAAGTTGGATAAGGCATGGGCCTTTGACTCCCAGACCACCGGTTCGAGTCCGGTACCCTCGACTTATGCTGGTGTAGCTCAGTTGGACAGAGCAGTTGATTTGTAATCTTCAGGTCGTGGGTTCAAATCCCATCCCCAGCTCCACCCGCCGTACACCGTAATCGGCACCTCGATGGCATGAGGAAGCGCCGACCCCGCTCCCAATAGACCGCTGCGAAGTGTTCTGGCCTGTTCCATGACTGAGCCAGCGCGGGACCATATGCCGCGTTCCTTCCGCTTCGCCTTGGACGGATGCGCGCTGTAAGCAAAAGGTCAAACCCATTCAAGTGCTGCATGCCATGAACGTAAAGGCCCTGCATCTTCAACGATGCAGGGCCTTTTTGATGCCGGCAGAGGGAAGATTCCCGGAAAGATAAAGAGGTGTTTATGCCAGTGAGAAACAACGGCCCCGGCGGATACAGTCGGGTTTCTACGACAAGAAAATCAAAGATCGAGCCGGAATACCCGCAATGGGCAGAAAGTAAGATGCGGGCCATTGAGAACAGGCGCTTAAAAGAGCTTCAAGCTGTGGTGCGCGATTCAATGCCTGAGATACTGGCCATTGCTGCGGATGAAATGGATACGGCTTCTGAAAGCATCAGAAAAGATGGATACAGCGACATGGTGCGCCGCATCCAGAACAGGTTCCGCATTATGCGTGATCGGCTCAGTCGGCGGCTGAAAACCGACCCGTTGGAACGTGATGTCCGCCGCTGTGCGGATTATACAGACCGCCGCCAGCTCCAAGAATGGCAACGCAGTGTCCGGGCCACACTCGGCATCGACATCAGCAAGGACTTCTTCATTGGTGAGCGGTATGAGCAGATGCTTTCAAGGTGGGCGGAGCAAAATGTTTCTTTCATAACCAGCATCGAGAGCGATTGCTTTGATGACATGGAGAAAATCATTATTGACGGCTTTACAAAGGGCCGAACACCCGCCGCAATTTCAAATGAGATACAGCGGCGCTTCGATGTGACCAAATCGAAAGCGAACCTTTTGGCCCGCGACCAGATTGGAACATTGAGCGCAGACCTGACTCGCACTCGGCAGGAGTCCGCCGGGGTAAAGGAGTACATCTGGCGTTCATCCGGCGACGAACGTGTGCGCGCGTGCCATCGTGAACTTGATGGTAAGACGTTTCGTTATGATGACCCGCCAGCAATGTGGTACATGACGAAGCGAGGGAAAATCTACACCGGGAGACACTGCAACCCCGGCGAGGATTACCAGTGCCGCTGTGTTGCAAAACCCGTTTTTGACTTTAATAGGCTCAATTCTCAAGCCTTTAAGGAGAAGAAACAATGAATCAGAAAAATCCGCCGCAAGTCCTTCGGAACGAAATGCGTGCTGACAGCGTGCCTGTCGATGAGCATTACAGCACCGAGGGATATTTTTACGATAACCCCATCCTGACCCGCACGGGCATCTTCAAGTACAAGCTGGAAGATGGTTCGGAACGTCGAGAACTGCGCAGGCCGGAAGATGTGTTTGACCCGGCGAGCCTTGCAAGCTATGAGGGAAAGCCCATCATCATTACCCACGATGCGCAGGCGATAGACAAGAACAATGCCCGCCGGGAGAGAGTGGGAACAATCCTGACTCCCGGACAGCAGGACGGCGAGACCGTCCGTGCCAAAATCGTCATTGACGACCCCGATGCTGTAAAGGCGTCGGGCCTGCGCGAGCTGTCCGTTGGATATTATCAGGATCTTATCATGGAACCCGGAGAGTGGGAGGGGGAGCCTTACGATGCAATCCAGACCCACATCCGCGTGAATCATCTTGCGCTGGTTGCCGTCGCCCGCGCCGGAGATGATGCAAGACTGAACATGGACGGCCAAGACAATGGAGGTACTGACCCTATGGATGACGAGAACAAGAAGACCTGCACCACCATGGACGACGATGCTACCGTGGAACCCGATAAACAGACTGCGGATGATGGCGAGGGCGCTTCCCCTGCGGCTTCGCCCCTTAACCCTGCCGGCATCGAGGCGGCTATCAAGGCATATCTGGCCGCTACTGGCGGTGCAACTGCTGACGATGAGAACGACCCGGCGGCGGGTGGTGACCCCACCAAGCCGACTGAGGACGATGGTGAAGAGAATGCCACCACACCCGACGTTCTGGCGGACATTACGGCCCGCCGGGATGCAATGGAGGATGGTCCCGCAAAGTCCGACATCAACACCCTGCTGTCCATGCTGGAGGCCGAAAAAGCCCGTGCGGATGCCGCTGAAGACGATGTCAAACAGCCGCCCACAGAAGATGAGGACGACGCCTCTGACAATGACAGCGGCCAGCTGAACCATGACAGTCTCGACGCCATCGTCAAGAAGAAGGTCGGCCAGCGCATGGAGCTGTGCCGTCTGGGCGACAAGCTGCATCTGGATGGCATGGACACCCTGCCTGTGATGCAGGCAAAGAAAAAGGTCATCAGAACTGTTCTGCCCGGTATGCGTCTGGACGGGAGAGGCAACGCATACATCAACGCGGCTTTTGACATTGCCAAGGGCAAGGTCAATGGCCGCAAGACCGTGAACGATCAGCGTCGGCAGGTGTTCAATGCGGATTCCGCAAATGCGGCGACCCGCAATACGAACGCCAAAAATGACCCCGACGCCGCTCGTACCCGCATGATCCAGCGTCACGCTGGCGAAAAGGAGGACTAAGCTATGAGCAATATGGCTGTACAGATGAATTACGGTGAGCCGAGCCGCGGCATGCCCGGTGGCCTCTATGACCGGGCCGAGTATGAAGCTGTGACCCGCCGCAACAGCGCAGAGGATAAGGCGCTGTGCTTCGGATACGGTGTCGTGCAGGGCGCAGAGCCGGGAAAGGACATTGCGCTTCCTGCAACGGACGCAACTGCTGACAAGTTCGAGGGCGTTGTGATGTACAGCGCCAATGTCGAGATGGACGATGATGGTGCCGTACTCCTGCGGAAGAACCAGATCGTCGATGTCTGTCAGTCCGGCAAGCTGTGGGTGCAGCTGGTCGATTCGGTGGAGCCTGCTTATGGCCAGCCCGTGTACCTTGTGACCACTGGCACAGACGCCGGAAAGTTTACCCCGACCAAGGGAACCAATCTGGCAGTGAAGGCGCGCTTCATCGGCGCGGCCGTGAACGGCATCGCCCCTGCCCAGTTCGTGACTCAGCTTTAAGGAGGTAGGAACCTATGTCTAAATTCAATCCTTTCGACCCCGCAAACGGTTACAGCGAGGAGGACCGCGTCGCTCTGGAGACGAAGTGCGCCTCGCTGATTAACCGCGCCTATCGGAACCCGTTCCCTGGCGCTTCGCTTCGTCACGATGGTGCGGACAATGCAGGTATCTTCTTTGCCAAGCAGCTGGCGCACATCAAGACCAAGGCATACGACAAGGAGTTCCCGGAGCTGTCCGGCCTGAAGCTGTTCCCCCAGACAAGCGATACGGATGAGGGTGCAAGCTACATCGAGTACTACTCCTATGAGCCTGTCGGCTTCGCTGCCATCATCGCGAACTACGCTTCGGACCTGCCCCGTGTTGATGTGAAAGGCACTCCCCATCGTGCCGAAATTGTCAACATCGGTGATAGCTACGGTTACAACGTGCAGGAGCTGCGCGCATGCCGCCGGAACGCCGTTCTGGGCATTATGAAGTCTCTGGATGCTGTCCGCGCCGAAGCCGCCCGCCGGGTCTATGATGTCAAGGTGAACCACCTGATCTGGAACGGCGACGAGAAGGCAAAAATCGTCGGTATCCTTTCTTCGGATAACAATATCCCCGTCTACACACTGCAGAACGGCGCTGGTGGTAAGGCTGACTGGGCAAGCAAGACTGCCGATGAGATCGCCGCCGACATTGCCGGCATCCTGAACTATATCGACACTCTGACCCAGAGCGTTGAGCACCCGGATAGCTGGGTTATGCCGAATGACCTGTACACTGCTCTGAACCTGCGCCGCATTGACGGTACTGGTGAGTCTGTGCTGTCTTACATCAAGGAACACACCCCCCAGATTAAGAACTGGGAGACCGCTGGTGAGCTGTCCAAGAGCAACAAGGACTACAACACCACTGGAAAGAACATCGGTCTGCTGTACACCAAGGACGCCGATAAGATGTACCATGATGTGCCTATGGCATTCCTCCAGCATGCGCCGCAGGACCGCAACCTCGAAATCGTCATCAACTGTGAGGGCCGCGACGCCGGAATGGTCATTCCTTATCCGCTGTCCGCCTGCCTCGTCTACGGTCTGTAAGAAAGGAGCCTGCTTATGAAAATCAAGAATATCAGCGTGAAGCCGATTCGCATTGGCGATGTCTCCCTGCTCCCCGGCGAGACCGCACAGGTTGAGGCTGTCTATGCTGATGCAGTGGCGTTCTACATCAGCATGGGCTATGTGCAGGAAGTTGCGGAGAAGAAGACCCGTGGCAAGGCAAAGAATCCCAATGCGGAGACTGACGCCATTGCAGAGGACACCGCAGAGGATGAGTCCTGATGGATGCCGCCGATGTAGAGGCAATCACCAAAATCGTGAAGATGGTGGGAGCTGAGTTCAAAGGGGCGTCCGATGAGGACATCAAGTTCTGGATTGAGCTTCAAGCCCCTGTTATTTCCCGAAAGAAGTTTGGCGCTGATTATAATTTGGCGCTGGCTCTTTTAACGTGCCACGCCATGAAGATGGCCGGCAGCGGCGACGACTCGCTGGGAACCATCGCCAACACTGGACGCCTTGCCAGCGTATCCGAAGGTGGCGTAAGCATTTCCTTTGCGACGTCTACTGCGGGAACAGCGGGGGACGCAGCCTATCAGCTCACATCGTATGGGTTGCAGTTCATCGAGATTCGGAACAGGCATATCGTTCCCATTATGATTCGGTAAGAGGGTGAATGTATGGCTATTGCCGGAGAATTTGGGCTCGACCTGACCCCGGAGGGAAGAGCGGCACTGTCAATGCTGGATGAACTGGAAGACATCGTTGTTGAGGTCGGATACCAAGCCGATCAAATGGCGATTGACGGCGAGACCTCGCTGGCAGAGATTGCCTATTGGAATCACTATGGGACTTTGCATAAGGATGGCTCCGTGATGATCCCGGCACGTCCATTCATGGATGCACTTCAAAAGCACCCCGATGAATTGGCGGAGTTCTCACATCAAGCGGCGTCGAACCTCAATACCGCCGAAACTGTAGCGAGTGCAATCGGTGCTCAAGCTAGTTCTATGATTCAGGACGCTATCAGAGACGAAGATTGGACGCCTAATGCGCCGATTACGGTTGATGGTGGATGGATGGTAAACGAGTACGGCAAAAATGGCCCTGTCCCAGTCCATATTGACGGAAAAGGCTCTACAAAGCCTTTGATTGACACTGGAGCCATGAGACAGCAGTGCGGATTTCGCCTCGTGAAAGGGGAAAAATGAACATCTTCAAACGGTCTTACAAAGTGCGGCGGTACGGAAGAACCAGCTGGGAAGATGGTGTGGCGTCCGCCGGGTATGAGGATGTGCAGCTTATGCTGGATGTTCAAGCCAAGACGAGACGGAACCAAGATGACCCGGCGGGCCGGACGACCACGGGAACGCTGACGGTGTACAGCGACATGGAGCTTCACCCGGCGGAGTCTGACGATCAGACGGACGGTGACCGCTTGTTCTACATGGGCAAGTGGTACGTCTGCAAGTCGTCGATTTACTGGGGGAACACTATTCTGTCGCACTGGATTTCGGAGTTTGAGGCGGTCGATGGCGAGAATGAAAGGGGGAAGAGGGACGATGACGGAAGCTGAGTGCAGGGCCGAGATTCGTAAGTTTTTCATGGAGCTTTACCCTGCCTGCACGGTCATTTACGCTTACCCCGGCAATGCGGCCCGCCCGCCTGCGCCCTACGTCGTGCTTGACTTTGATGCCGCCGACAGTTCTCAAATTGACGAATACGTAGATGATGGGATTTTGCAGCAGACATGGTACATGAGCATGCCGTTTTCTGCGGAGCTGGTTGCGCAGAGCAAGGTGGTTCATGGCGGCGGAGTAAAAAAGGCTCTTCTGTCAACGGCTGTTGATGACCTTGCCCAGAGTATCCGCTTTTTCCAAAGCTCCTACGCAGAAGATAAAATGCGTCTGCTGAACATTTCGGTAACGGCCACAGGAAACCCAGAGCAGATCCATAACAGCGTGTCCGGTGTGGAACGGGCGCGCTGTTCTTTTTCTGTGGATTTCGTTCAGAACACGAAGGAGTATGCGGCACTGCATCCACAGGACGGTGCGTACATTGCCGACCACGACAGTGCGGCATCGAAAGAGCTTGCAGATATGCAGGCTGGATATTTCACAGAAGTTGAAATTGAACCACAAATCAAGGAATAAAGGAGTGAGAGCATGACCATTGACAAAATCATCAAGGTCGATATTGCCATTTCGGAAGCAATGGCAATCGACGGCGGCTATGACACCATCCTTATCATCGGCCCCCTGCCGAAAACTCCCGGCGGTCATATGACTCCCGATGTTGCTGGTTATACCGGTACGCAGGATCTGAAGAGTGCCGGCTTCTCGACGGACGACCCGGTTTATATCGCCGCATCCAAGGTCTTTGCCCAGTCGCCCAAAGCTACCATGGTGATGGTGGCTGTTCAGAAGACAACTTCCGGATCGGCGGAAAAGGTAGATGTTACTCTTGACCGCGCAAAGGCGGTTCCGGGCTGGTACTGCATCTGTCCGGCAGGCATCAAGGAGGATTTTTACCAGAGCATTGCAGACTGGACGGAATCCAATGAGAAGTTCTGCGTCTGTGAGACTACGGGAATTTCCGCATCGCCTGTCTCCGATGCGATGTTCCGCACGGCCGTCATTCATGCAACGAAAGAAAACGACTGCGTGAATGCGGCATATGCGGCCAAGTTCTTGTCGTATGAGCCGGGCAGCGAACTGTGGGCGTATAAGTCCCTCAGCATGGTCGAGGCGCAGAGCCTGTCCACCACGGACATCGCCAGCTTGGAAAGCCGCAATGTCTCGTACTACACCACCATCGGCAGTCAGGCAATGGTACAGGGCGGCAAGGTGTCCGCAGGCGAGTGGATTGATACTATTCGCTTCCGTGACTGGCTCAAGACTCAGATTCAGCAGAATGTTATCAATTTGATGCTTTCTTTGCCCAAGGTTCCTTATACGGATCCCGGTATCGGGCTGGTTCAGAATGCCGTGACTGCGGCGTTGGATGCAGGCGTGGAAGCGGGTGGCATCGCACGGCCGTCTAGCGATGAAGCAACTGGAACTATTACCCCGTCCTATACCATTACCGTTCCGAAAGCTGCAGAGCTGGATGCGGCAACACGCAAGACCCGCGTGCTGCCGAAAGTGAAGTGGTCGGCACAGTTGGCTGGTGCGCTGATTGCAACGGAAATTGGCGGTACGTTGAACTATTAAGCGAAAGGAGATGCGTTAAATGGCTCGTGCCGATGTTCACGTTTATTCTTTTAAGAATGTCATCTGCGCAATCGGCTCCCATATGCCGAGCGGCTTTGCAGGTGATAACTGTATCACTATTACGCCGCAGGGTGACGGTATCACCGATGAGGCGGGCGCCGATGGCGAAGTCGTAGTCTCCAACTCCGATGACCCTCGCTATGAAGTTAAGATGATTTTTAAGTATGGTTCCAAGTCAAACGCAGTTCTGCGTAAGCTCTACAACCTGCAAAAGCAGTCCTCTGGAGGCTATTTCTTTCCGCTGATGATTCGTGATTTGGGAGATAACCCCCAGTTTACGGCATCTAAGGCATGGGTGTCCAAGCCCGCGCCCATCGTGTACGGCGCAAAAGGCGGCGATCAGGAGTGGACCATCCGGTGTGTGGGCGAGTTTGCCCCGGAATAAGGAAAGGATGATGTAACATGAAAATGAAACGGATGGAGATGCGCGATGTCTCCATTGGCGAATACCAGTTCAAGATTCGCCCGTTTGGAGCTAAAGACGCCCTCTATATTTTTGGCGATGTGGCATCTATTCTCCTGCCCATCCTCGGCTCTGTGGCTGTGGCAAGCGATGATAAGGATGCCGTTGAAATGGAAATGTTCGACGGTGTGGATTTGGACACGGAATCCTTGACGAAAGCGCTGGGCCGCATTAACGGAAAAGCGCTTTCTAAACTGGTTTCTGAGCTTATCATGGAGCACAGCAATGTGAGCTATCGAGACCCGGACAGAGGGTCTTATCAGCCTGTCACTGAGGATGAGTTCGATGAGATTTTCTGCCAGTACCTTGCAGGAGTGTTCTCGCTTTGCGCTGAGATTATCAAACTGAATTTCAGCGGTTTTTTCAAAGATGCGAGCACCCTCTTTGGAGGCCTTATCAAAGTGCGCCGGGGGGATCGCTCGAAGAATACGGAGAATTCGACAACGAACGAGTTACAGACCTCGAATGGGTAATGTATACCCTAATTCGTGAACGGGTCGCATCCATGTATGAGCTGACCTATGTTTACAATCTGGATGAGATGCTGAAGCTGTATGACCTGATTATGATGCAGCGCGACATTGAGTACAGTAGGAGCCAAAAAGAGAGAGGGGGTGAGTAAGTGCCAGCGGCAAGAGAGACGGTCATCGGAAAGTTTGTAAACCAGATTCTGTTCAAAGTTGATAAAAGCTCCATCAACGAGGCGAAAAGCGCCATTGGTGAGGTGAAAAGCTTTGCGGCTAAGGCTCTTGGCGTCATCGGAATTGGATTCTCTTTTACGCAGCTGAGCAGCATAGCAGAAGAATTTGGCGGCATTAACGATGTAATTCGCGGAGCAACCCGCGAGTTGGGAGACCAAGCGGAAATCCAGCAAAAGATTCTGCAAGGGGCTCAGGATTGCCGTGAAGAATACGGGGTTATGGCGGGGGACGTGACAAAGCTGGTGCAGCTGAACAGCAAACTGTTCCCGGTTGATGATGCCGTAAAGTTTGTTTCGCTTGTCGAAAAACTGGAAAAGGGATCCGGCAGAGAGACGAATCTTGACAGCACCATGAGCGTGCTGCAAAAGGCCATCTCTTCGGGCAAGCTGGACAAGTCTGGCTTTTCCAACTTAAAGACAGAAGCCCCAGAGGTTGTAAAAGCCATTTCGTCTGCAATGGGGGTGTCCGAAAAGCAACTTCAAAATCTGGCAGAGAGCGGAAAACTTTCCGCAAAGCAACTGAAAGAAGCGTTTTTCGCGGCGGAAAGTGACATTCAAAAGAACTTTGATGAACTTGGCTTTGGAATTGGAGACGCTCTTACCTATGCCAGAAATCAGTGGGGACTTTGGATTGCGAGCATGGACGATATGCTCAATATCACGACCCGCATTGGAACCGAAATAAAAAATATAAGTGATTTTCTGATAGGGAAAGCACAA